GGCACGTGGTTCGAGCAGGACGAACTGCGGCAGGTCAAGGACCGCGAGAGCCACGGCGACTACGGCTGGCTCGACGTGAACCTCTGGCAGGATGCCGAGAAGGTCGCGGTCGATGACGAGTCGCGGACGCAGTGCCCGAAGGACGGCGCCCCGCTCGCGACCGTCCGCTACGGTGACCCCGAGATCGCGGTCGAGGTCTGCCCGCTCTGCTTCGGGCTCTGGCTCGACCAGGGCGAGTACGACAAGATCATCGAGCACCTCGAGGAGCGGGTCGATTCCGAGACGTTCGCCCAGTACCTCGGCGAGGCGGAGGAGGAGTTCGTCGAGGTCTTGAAGGGGGAATCGGAGCTGAGCAACTTGGGGAAGGTGTTTCAGTTGCTGCGGCTTCGGTTCGCCGTCGAGCATCCGACGGTCGTCACGATCAAGGAAGCCATCCGCAGCATGTTCCCGCAGTGATTCGTCTTCTGCGCCCTCCGCGTTCTCAGCGGCGAGATTCCCGGCTCAGTCTTCCTCGAAGAACACCCCTGCGATGAGGGTGAGCGGGAGGGGGCTGGCGATGAAGTCGCTCGACGTGATGGCGCGCAGCCCGATCACGTCGTCGTCGATGAACGCGACGCCGGGAGCCGCGTCGTCGTGGGCGATGTTCGAGCTGGCGTTCAGAACGGCCGCGGGATCATCGTGGTCGGTCCGCGAGTTCGGGCACGCCTGCCCGCCGGTCTTGGTCTTTCGGCTGAGCTTGACGGTCACGGTCCCGGCCATGATCGTCTGGGGCACGTAGGCGATGATGCGCGTCGCCTTGCCGGCGAGGACAGGATACCAGGTGATGCTGAACCCGCTCGCGTGGTCGTCGCGCGCGTGCATGTCGAGCGTCATCCCCGGTGTCGACAGGGAGAGGTGGAACCAATACCACTCGCCCGGATGCGTCGACGCAATCTTGAAGCCGTTGTGGTTCGCGTCGACCTGCCGCGTGATGCTGACGCCGGCGCCGGACTCGAGATCGACGTGCCCGGCGACGCGATACGCGGTGCCGTCCTCGTATCGCCGCAAGCTGTAGACGCCGCGCTCGTTCTCGGCAGCTCCGATCTCGCCGTCGTTGCCGGCGCGCGCGGTCGGCGAGTGCGTGCATCTGTGGAGCGCGCGGTATCGCTCAGCCCTCCGGGCCTGCGTCTCCAGCTCGCGGACGGCCGGCGGCCGTAGCCGAACGAAGTCCGAGACGTCTGTCGACAACTCAAGCTCGGTCCGCGCGGGCATGAAGTTGTACGTCAGGGAGCGGAGCACGGCGCCGAGCGATTCGAAACCCGTCGCGACCGGCTCGCCGTCGTCGTCCTGTCCGGCGAAATTGAGCCGGTGGGCGAGGTCGGCGAGCGGCCAGTCGAGCTGCCCGAGCCGCACCGTCCCCGCGTAGACGATGTCCTTCGTCGCCGCCAGGATCTCGCCCGCGATCGCCTCGTAGTGCGTGGTCTGCGACGGGAGCACGAAGTGCTCGTCGTAGAGCCGCCGCTCGACCTCGAGCGGGTTGGCCGGCTCGGTGTACGCGGTGCCCTCATAGCCGGCCGCGGGCGCCCGGGCCGAGAGCGGGTCGCCGAGCCAGGCGCAGACGAGGGAGATGTCGGCGGCGCACTGCGGCTCGCCCGCCTTGTACTGATCGCCGACGGTCGCGGGCTGGGCGAGCAGGATGATGCCGTTCTCGAAGTCGAACGCGGCGGGTACCCACGCCCACGAGTCGTCGGTCGTCTTGCGGTAGACCTGCGGGCAGCGCGCCTTGGCGTTGTCGCCGAGCCCGCCGGGCTCCGACATGCTGTGGGCGATGTGTCGTTTCAACGGGTCGACGATCTGGAAGCGGCGGAACACGCGGGCGTAGGTCGCGTCGTTCGCGGGGTCGAAACACTTCGGCCAGGTCCACGTGCCTTCGAGGCCGGTGTCCCAGAGCTTCGCGAGGCCGCCGCCCGAGAGCGTGAGGGTCTCGGTGATCGGGCGGTGCGGGCCGACGATCTTGATCGCCGTCGCCCGGCCCTCGGTCGATGGCCTCAGAACGGAGGAGAGCGGCTTGTCCGGCGAGTTGTAGGTGACGGTCTGCGCCGGCAGGTTGGCGAGTTCGCGGAAGCGGAACGTCTGCGTGTCCGGATCGGCGACGAAGCGGTAGCCGTTCTGGAACGCGATGAGCTTGACGAGCGCGGCGTCGAAGTCTTCCGAGTCGAAGACGATCTTCGGGGGGACGACGTCGAGCGCGTCGAGTTCGCTCTGGACGGTGCCCGTCGCGGGCTCGGCCGCGATGACGCCGGCGGCTCGGAGTTCGGCCGCGTGCTGGCCGAAGAGCCAGGCGATGACCTCGCCGACCGTCTTGCCCGCGCGGCTCGCGTCATAATCGTCGTCGTCTTCGGGCCCATTGAAGACCACACGGGGGAAGCCGTGCGAGGGATCGCGCACGGTGACGTCCTTCGCCAGCTCGCGCAGGCCGAGGCAGGCGTAGACGACGTGTTCGTCGTTCGGCACGCCGGCGAGGTCGATCCGCTTGATCCGGCCGCGAAAGCGGACGGTCCCGTCGACCGAGAGCGTGACGCGGTCCTCGACCTCGAAGCCCGCGTCGGTGTGAGCGGCGTGCTCAATGAAGTTGAGCGTCCGCGGCGCAGACCACGAGGCGCGGAGTGATTCGAGCGAGAGCCGCTGAGCGGACAGGCTCTGCTCGACGTCATTTATCGTGAGAGAGTACGTCATGGCGGCCGCTCATCATTCGGGGTCGGACGCGGAGGTGAACTCGAGGACGAGGTTGGCGTCGAAGCCGGCGTGGCGGCGGTCCTCCGGGGCCGACGGCCGGATCGCATCGAGCCGCGCGCTCGGCCACGTGATCCGAGCGACCGAGCCGGTCTTCCAGACGAGGTCGGCCTTGATGCCGCCGAGCGAGGCGCGCAGCGCCCCGATCGCCTGCATCAGCTTCCAGTCGGCGTTTCGCACGAGCACGACGGCCGCCCGAATGCGGTAGACCCAATTGCGCGAGGAGTCGTCGACGTCGGCGAACGTCGACCACAGCATCGGCTCGGCATTGCGGCCCAGCGCCTCGACCTGCGGCACGAGCAGCCGCCCCCGGTCGCCGATCTGTACTCCGTTGAACTCGATCACATCGCTCATTGGTTTCCTCGGTATAGGTCAAATAGGTCTTACAGGACCCATTCTCAGAACCAGTCAGTTGTCGCGTCGGCGGCGCGGGGCGCGGTCGGCGCGCGGTTCTTGCGCGGACGGATGATGTTCCCTTCGGAATCGCGCAGGTGCAGCCGTTCGGGCCAGCCGTGGAGGATCTTGTCGACGAGTCCGCGGGCCGCGCGGACGAGCCCGGCCGCGCCGGACGGGCCGTCGTCGTCCGGGAGCCCGAGGCGGAGGTCTTTGAACTCAATCACCTTGGCCGAGGCGAGCAGCTCCCACAGCACGGATACGAGCGGCGGGGGCGAGTCGGGCCACAGCGAGATGTCGTAGCGGTCGCCGAAGATCGCCTCGATCATCGTGTCGGCCGTGTTCATCGCCGCGTCGAGGTCGGCCTGCGTGATGCCGTCCTGAGCCGTCGCCGCCAGCGCCGGCAGACCCTTCAGGTGCCCAACGCCGACCTGGACGTCGCTCCCGTAGTGCTGGGGCGACACCGTCTCTTGGACGTAGAAGTCCTGCGTCGTGGTCTGCTCGCCCTCGCCGTCGATCCACGTGTAGACCCAGCGGTCGAGGTACCGGCCGGCCGCGTCGAGGTGCGTGCCCGACGCGGTGGCGTAGTACTCGCCGCTGCCGCCCTCGTGCTCGATGGACGAGATCGTCTCGAGCACGGTCTCGCCGTCGGTGTCGATGATCTCGACCTGTCGGACCTCGTGGACGTCGGTCGGCGTGCTGTCCCACCGGAAGAGAATGCCGAGGTGGACGTCCGAGTCTTTTTGTGCTCTGCCGCGCGGAAGCGCCATCGTCAGATCTCCTGTGTCTGCCGCTGGGCGGGCACGTTGGCGACCGCCTCGCGGATCTTCTCGAGCGTGTCGGACCCGGCGTACCAGCCGGCGCCCTTAATCTCGGTGAGGGCCGTATCCATCTCTGCCTGCGTCGGCCCGTCGTAGTCCGCCAACGCCGTGTCACACTCGGCGTTGATCTGATCTGTGGCATCCACACCCTCGATCAGCGTGGCGTCCACCTCGAGGGCGTCGCTGCCCCCGACCAGCGAATCGTACACGTTCGCAGGCACCACCACGAACTCCCTCCACACCGGAAGGGCTCCGCCCTCGCTGATCGTGATCAGCAGACGGCCCAGCGTTCCTGTGTCGGTCGCATCGAGGTCTATCTTGTAGTAGCCGTTGTTGTAGTGGGTCGCCGCAGAGGCGTCGTTCTTCTGGTTGTCGACGCCGCCGTTCTTGAACAGCCGCACGTCTGCCTGCGAGATAGTCAGGCCGGTCTCCGGCGTCTTCCCATCCGTCTCGTCCAGGAACGGTCCCACAATAACGTCGATAGCCGCGCTCTGTTTCAGGAGCATCATTAGTTTCTCAGCCTCCGATAATGGTCCTGCACAACCGGCATTGTGAAGGCCAAGACCTTGAAGTTGTCCATAGTCGCCGCCGCCCCGGAAGCATTCGCGGCTTGCCAGACCCCAACGGCCCCGTAGCCGGCGGCGCTCAGGGACGAGTCCGTCAGGGAGATTCGCTGAGCCCCGTCCTCGTACCCCTTCAGCGTGGTCCCGACCGCCTCCAATCGGGTGAGGCTATCCCAATTCGCCGCAGCCACATTGTAGGTGCCGAGTGTCGAGTAGGACCCGCCCAGGAGCTTACCGATCACGAGCCGCTCGACGCCTCCGTTGTGGCCGTAGAAGAGCAGGTAGAAGTTGTCCCCATCGGCGAAACGGACGGTCACGTAGATGCGCCTGTCGCGACTGCTGCCGTCTGTCGAAGCCGTCACGTCCGCATCGCAGCTATAATCAGCAGACACCCCGGCCATCGGGCAGAGGTCATAGCGGTAGCGGGCGGAGCGCGTTGTCCCGCCCGGCGCTTTGCACGTCAGGATGCCCGACTCGCTCTTGTAGTAGTCGTAGGCGGGCGACTTGTACGGCGTCCAGTCGGTATTGCCTGCGTCGGAAAACGGGTCGTAGTCCGTATCGAAGTTGTAGTGGGCGTGGAGCCGCGTGTGCGCGATGCTGAAGTGTCCGCTCGCGCGCGCGGAGATCTGCGGAATCAGCCGGTCGTAGTCGCCGAGGTCGAGGTTGTCCTCGCGGAGCAGCGCGGCGACCGCCGGCGCGTCCTTGTCTGTTTCGCCGAGCACGTCGCGCAGCCTGCCCGGATCGAGATCGACGACCTCGACGCCGCGCCGGATGACGCCGGCGGGGAGGTCGGCGGCGCGCGCGATGCCAGGCACGCGGATAATCTGGCAGTCGTCCCTGTCCGCACCGTGTACCGGATCGCGCACGTCCGCGACCTGCTCGTAGGAGCCGAGCTTCTCGGAGCCCCGCGCGCGCCAGTTGTGGTCGAACTCGCCCGGCTCATCGATGAGGTCACAGCGCAGGTGCAGGGCGTTCAGGCCCGCGAAGATATTCTCACGGCGCGCGAGTTCGCGGCGCGCGGCGACCGCGTTGCGGTCGCTTGGACGAGGTCGGGGCACGCCAGGCACCCCGCCCTCGTCAGGCGTGCTCGGTTCGCGGTTGGTGGAGCGGCGTTCCATTTGCAGGCCTCAGAGAGCGAGTTTCAGGACCAGTGAGAGAGCGGCGATGAGCAGCAGGCCGAGAGCGATCCGCCGGTCGACCCGCCGGTTGCTTTCGCGGTCGCGGTTCCTGAGCACGGCGAGTTCCTCGCCCCGAACGGCGCACCGCGCGGTCACGGCCGTCGTATGCTCGTCGAGCTTGGCGTGCAGCCCCTTGATGTCCTCGCGGACTTCCTGGCGGAGGATTTGGCCCTCCTTCCGGAGCGCGCGGAACTGTTCGTAGATGTCAGCGTCCATGATGCGTACCCAAGACTGATCACTGATGACCGATCACTGATTCCTGCTGCTCCGCGCCAGGCCGAGCCGCACAAGCCACTCGTGAAGCGCGCTCTCGACGCCCGCGGCCTCGGCCACGTTCCGGATCGAGCGCTTGACCTCTTTGGTTTCATCGCTGCCGAGCGCCTTCTCACATGCCTCGACGCCTTGGATGACGGCCTCGCCCACGCGCTCGACGCGCTCCGCGGCCTCCTTGACCTCCCGGTGCCGCTTCCAGCCGAAAAATGCCGCGATCCCGCCAACGATGTTGACCAGGCCGCTTAGCACGGCCACCACTTCGCCTCCGGTCATTGTCTATCTCCTCTGTAATGGGGCGTCTCCGCCGTTCCGTCTCCGCACGCGAATCCTCGTGGCATATCTCGGTGTTCGATGCTTGGTGTTTGGTGTTCGGGGTGGCATCGCGAGCGCTCGCGACCGCCGACCGCCGAACACCCAACACCGCTTGTCGACGCCTACGGCGTCACGTCCGCATAGACGACCGCGTCGGGCAGCGTGAGCACGGGCAGGAAGTTCTTGCCCACGTACACGTTCACGCCCGGCGGGTTCGTCTGGACGACGGCGTAGGAGAACGCGCCATAGACCTTGACGAGGTCGTCGGCGCCGCCGGCGGGGATCATCTGGCTGCCGAGCTGGAGCCGTCCGAAGACGTCTTCGCGCGGCAGGATGACGACCGTGTCGTCCGGGATGAACCGCTGGAAGTCGCCGGCCGTGTCGATGTAGCCCGCGTTGTAGACGTGCCAGTCGAGCCCCATGAAGTGCGTGATGTAGCCCGACTCCGCGACCTGCTCGCGGACCGTCCCCTGCCCGAGCAGGTTCTGAACCTTCGTGTTCTTGATGATGTACGCCATCGTGTTGCGGTTCACGTAGGCGTCGGCGGCCGCGTAGCCCGAGTCCTTCTCGATCAGCTCGGCCCACGCGCCGACATCGTCGGGGATGTCGGTCGTCGCGGTCGCCCAGCTGGCCGAGGCGGTCGGCTTGTGCGTCGCGTCGATGCCGTAGTCGATCGCCCGATTGACGCCGCCGACTGTGACGGTCAGCGTGCCGGAGAGCGCCTGCGAGCAGGCCCACTCGACGGTGTAGGCGATGCGGGCCTCGAGGTCGGCCTGCTCGCGCGTGATGAGCGCGCGGGCGTTGGTCTGCTCGGCCGTGCCCGGCTCGCGCAGCCAGCCGAGGGCGCCCTCGTCGAGCGCCTTCTCGAGGTTCATGAGCAGGCAGGTCGCGCTCTTCGTGTCGACGCTCATCAGGTCGAGCTTGCTCGCGGCCTGGTTAGGCACGCGGAAGCCGGCCTTGCGGCGCGACGGCTTGAGAATGTCCCACCGCGCCTGGATCCCGTCGATGATCTCGTCGGGAAAGCGGCCGGTCAACACGAGGTTCGGGTGCTGAAACTCCCCGACCGTTTTCGTCATCACCTGATAGTTCAGGACGTCAAGTTCGCCGAATGAAGGCATGGTCTTGCTCCTTTCAGTTGCAGTGGATCGGTGCTCGGTGTTTGGCGGTCGGCGGCCGGGGTCGCGTCACGCGACCCCGAACACCGCCCACCGCCCACCGGTTTACAGGTCCTCGTCGAAGGCGCACTGCGCCAGGTCGGCCTTCGCGCCGGCGTCGAGGCCGATCAGGGCCGATGCGACGAAGTCGCCGCGGAACCCGCCGAGCCCCTCGGTGTCGGCCGCGTCGCCGTTCTCGTCGAGCACGTCGACCTCGTCGTCGAGGATGACGCGAGCGGTCTCGGTCCCGTCCGACGCGCCGTCGTCGTACTCCATGTACTTGCCGGTCGCGGTGATCTTGCCGAGCACGAGCCCCTTGCGGAGCGCCGTCGCCGGCGTGTTGTCGGCGTCCCGCGCCGTCGAGTCGAGCACGATGGCGACGGTCGACTCGCGGCCGTGGTCGGTGAAGCGGATCTCACTCGGGTCCGCCGAAACAGTGCTGCCCAGTCCGATTCGGTACGTCATTTCTCAATCCTCCTTGTTCAGAAATCCACCGCGGGGGCGGACCGAAAACGGTCCGTCGCCCAGTTCGCAGAGACGACAACACGATTCGCACTCGGCATCCTTGTCCTGGCGCTTCGCCAACCCCCACAATTAGGGTGCGGCGTCAGAGCCGTCGGGGGACGACGAGATGGAACAGCCCACGAAGCCGATCAAGTTCTCGTGGAAGGCGGTTCCGGCCTACGTGCTGCTTTACGCCAACGTGTGTGTTCCCTTCTTTGCGTTCCTGTCCGGTCTCTTGTCGCTGTCCGGCGGCCCGTTCGTGTTCGGCACTTCGCGTGCCTCTGTGCATGCAGCCGCCATGGCGGGCTACGGCGCTATCGTCGAGACTCTTCTCCTTGTCATCACGGTCCTTGCGATCCGTCGGGCCAAAGCCAACCTGTCGCGTGGATTCCGCGTCCTTTCCCTGACTGTGCCGGCGGCGGGCCTTTTTCTGTGCGTCGCCGTCACTGCGTCCGAGTTCCCGTTGACCGTTCTATGTTTGGGCTCTATCGCGTGCCTGGTTCTTCGACTGGCCTGGATGCTCCGCCGCGCCAGAATGCCTGTGGACGCCCCATCAGCAGGAAGCCGCCCGATGTCCGATGCGAACTCGCGTGAGCAAGCCCAAGCTCCAGCTTTCATTCGTTCCCTCTTTCGTATCAACGCGTTGGCCGCTGCCGTGAGCGTTCTCTTTGCGCCCGCGCTCTGCCTGACCGCCACGGGCGGGCACTGGCAGGAGAGTAACTGGTTGATCGCGCCCTTCCTGGTGGCAATAGGCGCCGGCTACCTCGCGTGTTTTCTTCTGCCGGTCGACTTGGTGTTGTGCATCGACAGCCTCGCTCTCAGGATTATCGTGGGCAAGCGTTGCAGCCCGACACTCCGTACGGCGTGCTGGTCGCTCGCCATGGCGTTGCTGGGAGCGGCTCCTGTGATCGTCCTGCTCTCCTTCGCCGCGCTATCGGCATACCGGGCGGGCGGGTTCCACATGTGATCTCGCGTCCCGCCCCGGCGGGCCTCGACCTGTCCGCTTCTGTAATCCCGTTGTTGTCCAACTACACCCCTGCCAGCGCCTTGTTCTCCCGCGCGAGTTGCGCGGCGCGGTCGGCCGTCATCCCGCTGCCCGGCTGAGGAACCGGATGCACTTGCGTGTGCTCGGTCATGTCGACGGCCGCGCCGGGCACGGTGTTGGCGATGATGCTGAGGGCGGCCTCCGCGACGTCGAGCCCGTCCGGGCCCGCTGCATCGAATGAGTACCTCCGCTCGATCCCGGCCGCGATAAGCTGCCGCAGCGCCTCGGCCGCCGGCCGGGTGAACTTGCCGAGCCGCAGAGCTTCGTCGACCTCGTGCTCGGCGCGCTCCAGCTCGAGCTGGTAAAGACGGTTCGTGAGTTCCGAGTTTCGTGTTCCGAGTTCCGCGTTGTACGTGGCCGGCTCCGCGTTCTCTGTCTCAGGTTCCGAGACGACGGCTTCGTGTTCCGCGCCTTCGACCTCGGCCGGGTCCGCGTCTTGTGTTTCGGGTTCAACGTCTTTGGGTCCGGCGCTCTCGCCGTCAGGTCCATCGTCCATGGTCGATTGTCCGCCGTCCAATTCCAGCGCGACGGCGCGGCGGCCCTCGCCATCGTCGGCCGCCTGAATGAAGTTCTCCTGCTTGCTCACGACCGGATAGTTCGTCAGGGCGACGTGCTCGATGACCTCGCCCCAGCGCCGGCCGGAGCCGTCGACGAAGTCGGGGTTGATCGAGACGGAGACGGCGCGGACCGTGCTGCCGACCTTGCCGGCGTCGTCTTCGTGCGGCACGTTGAGCAGGCCCCAGAGGGAGCCGTCGCGCAGCTCGATCTCCTCGACGAATCCCGCATTGTCGCGCGGGTCGTAGCTGTGGCCCCACGGCACGGGCACGCGGATCCCGGCGTCGGCCATCTCGCGGAAGTTCCGCTCCCAGCGGCCGAGCCGGTCGTCGTCGACCTGCAGCGTGAAGCCCGCGCCGACGTTGATCCATCGCCCCTCGCGGATCAGTTCTTTCCAGAACGTCTGCCCGTCATCAAGGCCCAGCGCGTCGTCGGCGACCGGGCTGACCAGCCAGAGGATATCCTTCTTCTCAGCCATCTGTTTCTTTCTCCTTGTCCGAGGAACGGCGCCGCCCGCTGTTCACTGGTGACTGATCACTGGTCACTGTCCCTGACCGGCACATTGAGTTGCTCGAGCAGCTTGATGCGGTCGATGAGGTCGGCGAGCGCCCCGCCGTTTTTCTCCGCCTCGACCGCGAGCCGCAGCACGTCGGCCAGGATCGCCTCGTTCTGCCGGCTGATGCCCGTTGTCGCGAGCCGGAGCCCGTCCGCGAGCGCCGCCGGGCCGAAATTGACCTCGACCAGCGGCCGGATCACGTGCGCGTTCACCTGCCCGACGATGTCCTGAAGCAGCCCGGCCTCCATCAGCAGGAACGTGTCGGCGTATTGCCGCGCCGCCGCGTGACTGCCGACCGAGCCGTCCTGCGTCAGCGACCGCTCGGGCACGAACAGAGCCCGTAGCTTCTTCGCGTCGAGGTGCTCGATGTACGCGCGGAACATCTCGCCGCGCTGATCGTCGAGCAGATACTCGACGTCCCACCGGTGGTTGCCGTGCTCGTCGCGCTCGTCCGGCAGGGCGATCGAGCCCGAGCTTCGGAGCGACGCGAGCGTGTCGTTCAGCGAGTCGAGCGTGTGCTCGTCGGCGCCCGTCAGCGCGTTCGGCCGCACTTCCGACGGCGCATGCGCCTTCATCACGGGATCGGCCTTGCGTTCGAAGTAGCGGTTTGCGAACAGGTAGATGATGCTCGACCAGTACCACGGCTCGTAGGCGGCGTCGAGCCGGCCGCGGCCGTAGAGGTCGCCCCACTCCTTGTTGAGCGTCATCACGAACGTCTTCCCGGGCTGGACCGGCTCGTCCATATGCGGCTGCCGCAGCCCGGCATAACGGCCGTGCTCGTCGGCGTAGAGTTCGAACGTGCCCGGCTCGAGGTCCTTGAGCTTGCGGTAGGTGTAGAAGCGCGCGCCGTCGACGGCTCGCAGCTCCCAGACCTTTTCGTGCGCCTGATGGCCGAACTCGACGGCGTTGAGGCAGCTCCCGAAGAGCGGCCGGATCAACGGCCGCACGAGTTCGGTCACGAGGCGGCGGATGTCTTCGCTGCCGCCCTCGAGCCACCAGGCCCCGTCGCGGGTCACGTTCATCACCGGCGCCTTGATGGCCGCGAGCCCGAGCGCGATCTGCGGGTCGAGCCGCATCCGCTTCTTGGCCGCGACGCCCACGTTGCCCGGGTCGTACGCGCCGACGTAGGCCGCGCTCACAGTCGTGAGGAACGGGCGGGAGTGGCGCGTCCGCTCCCCAAGCGGTGGCTTCGTGCGGGCGTCGGCCTCCGCGGCGAACCGCAGCACCTCGCCACGCACGTCGGCCGGCAGTCCCCAGATCGATTCGGGCAATTGCATAAAGGCTCCTTTCAGTCGCCTCGGAGATCGGTGTTCGGTGTCGGGTGTCCGGCTGTCAGGGATTCGCTGGCCCCCGGCCGCCAAGCACCGAGCACCGGCCACGAATCACCGAGTATCATGCCGCGTGGCGGCGGAGCAGATGATCCAGTTCGTGCAGCCCGCCGACGGCGATGGTCTGTCGCTTCAGAATCGGCCGGCCGTCGGGGCCGAGCGGGGCATCGACCATTCGGCGCCCCCAGTATTTCTTTGCGTGGTCGCCGATGCGGCTGAGGTACCACGCCCGCGTCTGGCCGGGCGGAAGCGTGAGCAGGTGGCATGCCATCTCCTGCTCCAGGTCCGCGGCCGTTGCCCGGTTCTTGGCTACGTGAACGGCTAGAATGCGAATATCCGGCCGGAGTTGCTCGAATCGCTGGTCAGGCTGCATGTTCATCACGGTTGCCACGACATTCCTCCATAGAGTTACACCAGAAAGGGGGGCAAATTAGGACGCGCCCGGAGGATTTTTCTGCGAAAATCGTTCCCGGATGTGGCGGAGGCGGCGACGCACGGTCCGGATCCTGATGCGAAGCTCCCGCGCGGCGGAGGTCTGGGAGTGGCCGGCCATGAGCAACAGGGCGAGTTCGCGCTCGCGCCGGGGGAGCGAGTCGATCAGTTCGCGCACGGCGAGCTTGTCGAGCGCATCAAGCATAACAATCCTCGCTGTTCTTTGTGTCTTTGTGCCTTCGTGGTTAGTTTCTCTACGCCGCGCGGAAGACGCGGCCGGGCGAGCGCGGGAAGACGCGGCTCGCCGGACCGGTCACGATCCGGACGGCCGATGCCGCGGGCGCACATAGCCGCGACGCGAGTTTGTCGTATGCGTCGGCGTGCCGGTGATGATCGGCCGCGGGCTTCGTCCAGACGTACCGCGGATTGCCGCGGGCGTCGGTTTCGAGCTGCCGCACGGGCGCGAGCATCTGGGCGATGTAGTCGCCGTCGTCGAGTGTCTCGGCGTTCCGCGGCAGCCAGTTACGGCCGCAGACGATATCGTCGGTCGCGTCGTCGAGAGCGGGCGTCCGCGCGACGCGAACGATCCCTTCGGTGCGATCCTTGCGCAGCTCGCGGACATCGTCGTCGCTGTAGACGCACCGCCAGATGCGGCCGGGCTTGTGGGCCGCCTGCCAATGCCGAATCAGGTGCGCCTCGGGCTGGGCATCGACCACGCAGCACTGCACGTCGTAGCGGTGCATCAGCCGGTCGAGTTCGTCGGTCGTCTGCACGCGGCCGATGAAGACGGCCCGCCGCACGCCCGGCTCGGGCTGGTCGCTGACGCGAACGTGGAACCACTTGCCGACGTCGACGCCCATCGTGCAGCCCGTCGCGGAGGGCGGCATTTCGTAGTCGCGGCGGCAGGCGAACAGGCCCTCACGCGCGAGCCCGCCGCCCTCGGCGGTGTACGGCTCGCCGAGGAGGCTGTTGTGGAACCTCTGCCGCTCCCAATCGCTCCGGAGCGCCTTGCCCCAGTCGTGCCAGAGGTCGCTGACGCGGCAGGTCGGGACGAAGAGCTGCGAGACGTGATAGCCGGAGACGTCGCGGTCGGGGTGCCGGGCGACCCATTCGCCGGGGCCGAGCCGGTCGAGCGGGCGCCCGCACTTTCGGCACATGACGTGGACATCGCGCGCGGCCCGGGGACACGTCCCGTTCCCCTTCTGCTCCTGCAGAAGGGGGTTCCGGTGCATGTCCCCGTCCGGCGCGGTCGCCCATTCGCGGTCGAGCAGCTCCCACGCGTCGTCCCCTTCGCGCCGGCAGACGTTGACGAAGAAGTCGAGCGGCTGCCACTCGCCGCAGGTCTGGCAATGGACGTGCCATTCTTTCGCGTCGCTGGCATCGAAGAGCGGAGCGACTCCGAAGCCCGCGACCGTCGGCGTGCTGGCGACGACGGCGAGCTTGTGCGGGCTCGCCGCGAGCCGGTCGCGCACGAGCGGCATGTTCCGCTGCATGCAGCGGTCGTATTCGTCGACGATGACGAGGTCGGCGGGGAACTCGACGAACTCGTTGTCGGCGTTCGACCCGACGAAGCTGATGACGCCGGGGCCGAAGTGCTTGAGCCCGACGGTGTTCGCGCGGCCGGCGCCGCTGCGGAGTCGGCTCCGGTAGAACCGCGAGGCGCGGATCGCGCGGTCGACGCGGTTCGCGACGAACTTCTGCCGTTTCTCCTGCGTCGGCATGACGTAGAGGCAGGCGAGCCCGCGGTCGGCCGACTCGAGCGCGTCGATGATGAGCAGCTCCGAGATGCCGCACTGGACGGACTTTCGGAAGACGCGCTCGCGCGAGCGGTCGAGGTAGATCGGGAGCAGATACGGGCGTCGGGCGAACGTCATCGGTTCGCCCCGCGTGGTCGTGTGGCGGAGAAGGGCGAACTCGAGGCGGCCGTCGAGCCGCGCCTGGAGGCGCCGCTCGGCCTGCTCCGTCGAGATCGCGCGGACGAGATCGGTTCTGATGTTCATTGGGGTCCCTTTTCGTTATTCACCACGGATGCACACGGCCTGCCCTGAGCGGAGTCGAAGGGATGGACACAGATGGGGCAACCGGCTCGCCGCACACGGCGCGCGAGTCCGGGGCCATCCGGCCCTGCTGAAGAGCGAGATCCTTCGCTCACGCTCAGGATGACACACGCGAACAAGGCGCCGAATGCTGTCATTCTGAACGAAGTGAAGAATCTCCTCGCATCACGGCGGCGAGCTTGTCGACAAAACGAGTCCGTTCTTCGTTCATCGGTGATGAGATTTTGCTGTTCAGGCGGCCTCCTCTACTGCATCGGGTGCGGCGCGGAGCGCGCGCTCGTAGCCGGTCGTGTCGATCCCGAGTTCGCGCGCCTTCGCGAGTAGCTCCTCGTTCGAGCAGTCGGCGAGGTCTTCCTCGAGCCCGGCGGGCTCGCCGGCCTTCTTCGTGCGCGGCGGACGCGTCATCTCGACGAGCTTGATGAGCATCGCCCATTCGAGCTTGAGCAGGTTGAAGTAGAACGTCGAGTCGTGCTTCTCGGCTTCCTCCTGCTCGGTCCGGACCTTCTGCACGACGCCGACGGCTTCCTCGAGGAAGAGGGGCGCGCAGACCTCGGGCTCCGTCGCGAGCTGCCGGTCGGCGGCGCGGCGGCGCAGCTCGCCGAGATCGCGGAGGACGGTCGCCGTTGTTGTGCGAAGCGCCTGCGCGACGTCGGGGACCGTGCGGCCCGCCGCGAGCAGTTCGGCGACGAGGCGGCGGCGTTCGAGCGGGCTGCGTTTCTGCTCGCGGGCGAACCGCCTCGATCGCTCGGCCAATGCGGCCCGCGGCCGCCCGGTGTCGGTTGTGAGCTCGTCTTTCTTCTTGTCTGTCCGCGTCAT